TGGACTCCCATTGACAATATCCGCGAACGGATAGCCGTACGACCCTAACAGTTTCGGGTCTCCATCAACCTGCAAATGCACTTGGTTATACTTGCTTGGAATAGGGTTGCCGTCCCCATCTGTACCCCAGGCTTTGTACTGCGACCTGGCTTTGCCAGCATCCCAACTATCATTCCTGGGGCCGATGGGCAACCCTGTATTGCCAGTGGCAGCTTTAACATAACTCACTACTGCTTCAAGCTCAAACTGTTCCTCAACGAATTCCTGCTCGCCAGGTATCTCAGGGAACTTTTTGAACCCACCAGGTAGTTCGGGGACGTAAATTTTTTTCTGATCTTTGGTGTCTAAAATCGGGGCTAATGGATTAGCGGGAAACGTCACTTGCGAGACTTCGTGCAGGCGTATTTCGATTAAGTGGCGGATATCACCCTTATGCTCGAACCTGATAGCGTCGTAGCCAAACGATGACCCGATCATTTTATTTTCTGCCAGGTCAAAGGCTTGGGCTGCGCGTGGAATAGACAGGACTAGCTGTGCCTCGTAAATAACGCCCTTGCTATCCTCAGATAAGGCTTTAATCCCACCTATCGGTTCCTTGCGGTCATGCTGCCAGAGGTCAGCGCACAGCCACGGATTAGATTTTTTGTTGGCTGAACTGTTTAAGTCAGAGATCGTTTTAGAAAATGACCCTGGCTCAATCACATCCAAATAGCTATCTACAAACGGCTGACCAGTCAAATCGTTATAGACGGTTAGGTATGCTGTGATAACACCCTTCTTACGATTGTAGTCGGCCTGCTTGTATTCCTCTGGAAGCCACAAAGAAACCGCGCCAGCAAGTTCTTTTGGCTCGCGGCTCGGCACGGGGATATCGTTAATATCGACACCTAATGAGACAGCCATGACTCAATCCTTACTGTCCCACCAGTGATTGCTTAAAGTTTACATCAAAAACGCAAGAGTTACAAGACTTTAGACTTTTTGCAGCTTCGCCCACCGTTCACTAAAAAATTCTGACACCTCTGACAAGTCCTGTGAAAAAATTATGGTGCATCTGCAATTAATAATATTGCTTGGGTCTGCCCCTAGACTGGCATCTTTGGGAAACTGCATCTGATCTCCACCCACGTCAAAGGGCTGGTCAAACGGGACTACCTGACCTTCGGTGTCTTTATGTGCATCGCGCACTTTACTATCACCTGCTGTGAGCCAGGTCTTGGTCAATGGCATCCCCAACTGCGAGGCTGCTGTATAGCTGCCTGCGTTATACGCGGTTACTGCCTCATTCTGCGCGATCAAGGCAGCACGGTCTTCGCCGTACCCCTGATACACGTCACGTAAACTTTGTGCCAGATCATCCACACCTTTTTCTTCGGTTTCCATATCCGTAAAGACGGTTAGAATTTTTTGCTTCGTGGTGTCGTTGATGTCGTCAATGGTCGTACCAGCATAATGCCCCAGCATGTCTATGCCCTGCTTTGTAAAGATTGTAGACTTATGCTGAAACTGTAGGCTAATGGCATGAGCCGCACCCTCAGCAATGGATGCGTAGTAGCCAGCAAACAAAGGCTGAAGCTGTTGCTGGTGTAACTCTAAAGCAGCCATGACTAATGGCTTCGCAGCACTCAGCGATTTCTGATGCGCCAGTGCTTGGATTAAGGTTGCCAACTCACCAGTAAAATACGTCTTCATAGCCTGCGTAAAATGGCTATAGTACACCGAACGCTGATGCTCGATTGCCCGATACATAGCTTGCAGGTCGGCTTTAGAATTTTTTATTTCGGTGATCTGATAAAAATTTTCACGTAAGGTTCCTGGCTGCGCGATCATTGGCACGGGATTTCTGGACAATGACGTGCCAGGAATTTTATTGCTGCTAGGGTTGCCCATGCTACTTGCTGCTGCTGGCGAGGGCGGTGGCATAAGTGGCGGAATAGACTGTGGCCCCATCGGAGCGACACCCTTCCAAATATTTTCCATCGCGTCCAAGAACTGTGAAAAATTATTTTTTCTAACAAAGAACATTGCGCCCAACCTGTAAAAGTCGTCAACATCAGTGACCCCTTCAAGGTCAAGATCAGCCGCCGTCATATTAAAACTACGCACTCCTGTATTCCACTCGGCCAGCGTGGTGACACTCTCTAACTGACGGTTACGGCGCAGTGACTCAATCGGTTCTTTATCATAGTCGGCTTCAATACTATCGCCATAAAACGGCACTAAGAACCCGTTTAATTCATCCTTGATACGCTCCATTAATGGAAAGCAGGTAAACTCCCACATAGCGAGTTTGGCCTCAAGCTCGTTATTGTAAGTCGAATACTGCTTGTCATTCAGCAGTAACGGGTCTACGCCTATGGCCGATGCGATCTTGCGCCCAGCAGAACTATCACTATTAATCCAGTCTGCATCTGTTGGATTGATTGCCAACTGGATATAGGATAACCCGTTTTCTAACAGCATGGGCATCCCAGCCGTGGCCTTGCCGCGCCCATACTTTTGATAGATTTCCCGCTTGAGTCTGGTTCGTGCTTCGTCACCAAACTCTGATTGCGACACGAACGCACCTGACGGACGTGCCATATTTTTCATGAGATTAAAATTCCACTCTTCCCCAGCCTGCTGACGCTCGACGACAGCCGCAGCTACCTGTACAACACTCAGCCCAGACAATTCATCTAGTGGATTAAAAAATCGAAACGGCAAGACCTGCCAGGCGGAATAATCTTGAAAGCGGTTATGCCCTTGCGGGTCGATGACCTGATACCTGTAAATCGTTGGCCTGCCATCGTCCCCGCATATTTGCTGCACCAGGTCTGGTCGCAGGTTATACAGTGCATTGGGCGTGATGCCCTGACTGTACTGTGCAGGCGCACCAGGAAACGTCCCATACATATAATTCGTCCCAGCAATCATCCAGTAGCTAATAAGCTGCTCGATAAATGCCGAGCGAGATTTTTCTGGATTAGGCTTGGCAAAAAGTTTTTTTAACGGGTGATTAGCTATCGGCACTCGTTTCTTTTTTTCGCCAGTGCCTTTCAGGTATACATCCCAATCCAAACTAGCACACGCTTGCGCGACAATATTGATTGCGCGGTACACCACGATATTCTGTTCATAGGCAATGGCAAACTGGCGCATGTTACGAGGGCTATACAACACTGTTTGCCCCGACGCTACTACCCCTGATTGCGTCACTAAAGGCGGTGCTTGTTTTTCCTCATCCTTCAACAGCCAGTCAAGAATACGAGATCGAACACTCATAGTAGGCTACCTTTGTCCCACCTAGCTATGACATATACGCTGGATAGCTCATTTTATGCACAATTTTCAAAACGATGCATAGGCTTTCGTCACCCACTACAGGCGGTGTGAGCCTATGTGCATAACACACAAAACGCTGTCTGCTTTCGACGCGCACTACAGGCGAGTCTATTACCTCTTCCAACTGTACTGGCACGGACATGCGTTCCAATATAGCAGATGATAGATTGTATTGCTACCGTACGTCAGGCCATCCCACAGCCTTCCTACGATGTTTAGCATAGTTGACCTGTAACTCTAGTATTATTGTTATCAACCCTGGCCTCGCCGACCCTAAGCGATGTCAATGGATGACCTAGAAATTGAAGGCATGGTTTCGTTCAGGCGAGTTTACCCTATGTTTCCCACTCACGATCAAGAAACGCAAGCCGATCATCTGCGCGACTTGGGGCTGCGTGAACTGAAAAAATTTTTTCAACGCCCAGTCTTGCCCGTGTCGCCACGCTATCGAAATCATCCTCCAATAAAAATTCACCCAACTCACGGTTTTCCTGTAAAATTTCTTGGATAGCCGCGAGTTCTTCTACCTCCGTTAACTCAAGATTATCTATTCTAGGCACCTGAAACTCGAATAATTTTTGCAAAATACTCGTTGCATCCACCTGATCGTCATGACCCGATCTTGGAAACCCCGTTAACTCACGCTTGTACTCCGCAAATCCAGGCATCGTGAACGAAAAATAAAAATTTTGCGAGGCAAAATAGATAGCAATATTCTGTAACCTGGCTACTTTGTCCGTCACAGGCCGATAGCCAAGCACTGGCATAGTTCTTTTACCTGGCCCACCCCGTTTTAGCCGTTGAATAATCGCTTTCTGATACGCGACATCCTCAACAATAATCGCCCACAGTCTGTACGCATTGGCAGCCATCGTATAGAGTAACTCTTCACTCTCAGGAGCCTCCATCTTATCGCGCACAATTTCCAGTAAAATAAATTGCATGTCAGGCGTCACCGCCCACACTAAAAAGACCGTATAATCAGCTTCCTGACTTTTAGATACCGCAAAATCGGTCGTGATAACCGTTCTACACGATGCTTTTGACACCATTTTTCGGTTACTACCCAGCAACACATAGTGCGTTCCTGCATCTTGATAGGGAAACAGCACATGACTTTTGATAATTGCGCCCTCTTCGGCGGTTGGCCTCTGCTGGTACTGGGAAAAATAGGCAGTCACTAAGCTGGCGCGTAGATATGTGAGGACTTCTTTCGGAAACTTCGCAGGCCAGAGTTCTTCACCCTCTCGCGTTCTAGGGTCTGACCACCCTATACAGGTATATGTTTTTCTAGCAGGTTCAAATTCAGCAGGCAAGCACAGATATTCCCACCCACCAACCTCTAACACATGCCCTATCAAATCCATCTCATGCACTCTCTGCCCGATAATCAGCATACGCCCTGTTTGCTGGTCGTTTAACCGCGAGGTCATCACCCTATCCCACCAATTGAGCGTCGCGTTACGCATCGCATCCGACTCACCCTCTTGGATATTATGCGCATCATCGCAGATGACTGTATCGGCACCCTCACCAGTCGCAGCACCCTCAACGGATGTGCTTATTCGGTAGCCATGAAAATTATTTTCATAGCGCGACTTACTATTCTGGTCGGGCAACCATTTATACACATGCCCAAATCGTGATTGATACCACGTGCTGTCGATTAAGTCACGACACCTCTGACTATCACGGACTGATAAACTCATAGCATACGAGGCACATAAAAATCTCATAGCAGGAAACTTCACCCACACCCACGCAGGAAACGCCACAGACACAATAGAACTTTTTGAGTGGCGAGGCGGAAGTGCAATGGCGAGTTTTTTTATGTCACCCTCAATGACAGCTTGTAAATGCTGACAGATGACATCATGATGCCAGTTCCATTGGAGCGGTGTATTCGGTTCAAAAATTTTCCAGGCTTCACGGAAAAACACTGAAAAATTTTTTTCTAACTGAAGTAACTCTTCAGCGCGTTCGAGTTTTGCTAGGACATCTAGCTGTTCTTTGGACGTGACTGATCTTCACTCTCAGTCCCACCTGAAAGGCTATGATCTCTATTCTGAAACTGTCTCAGCCGACGAGTGATACGTGGCTGTTCTGCTCTTGGCCTATACGCTCTACAGTATGCAGGAAAGCAAAACGGACACACCCAGTGCGTGATGTTATTATGGTTCATATGATGCCACCCAATTTCATAGGCACACGCTAATGCATCCTGCATGAACGGTCGCTGCACTGTTTCACTTACCCATAATACCTGCCAGTTACTACACCCGTCAACCCCACAGAACACAACCCACGCAGTATGTAGCCCAACGAGACTCCACTCATTCTTCCAAGAAAAATTTTCTAGTTTTTCTATACGCATTGTCCCACCATAAAAAAACACCCCTGAATTTTTTTTTACCTGTACGTTGTTCACGACACGACACCCGCCAGGAAAATTGACGTCACCAAAATTTCTAACCGACAGTATGTAGTCAACTGCGACATCGAAACTTCCACCCTAACATGTTTTTTCACTTTGTAAACGAACTATGAATTTGGGATGACCCCGCTTCGCGGCTACCGCAACTTGTAAACTTTTTCTGGCCCACGGCGACATGTAAACTTTTTCTAAACATCTCACTAGCTATCGGTCGGCTATCGACTACTGGCTACTGCTGCGACTTCAACGACGACTACGACTACGACTGACCTACGACATTGGCTCGGTTATATAGACGGGGGATTATACCCCGCGACCTAGCGCGTATGCGGGTTCCCAGTGTGCCACCCAGTGGATAATCACTCGGTTATACCCCCGCTATCTACTACGAAGACTACCCGTATACTACCCTGACCCATAAACCACTGCTTATGGTCTATCAATGCGCACTGTAGGCGACACGGCCATGTACGATACAGACCCGCGAGCCACAGGGCCACTAGAGCCACCGCCAGAAACCACCGACACTATCTCACGACCCGCCAGTTATATGTAAAATTTTTCGGCCAGCTATATGTAAAATTTTTTCAGGGCCAGTTATCTGTAAAATTTTTCTAAACTGGCGACTGGCGAAATTTTTTTCGGCTCGACGGCTGCGGGCCAACAGGCTGTTCACTTTCAAGGGTACTTTCAAGGTCGATCCTATCTCACACTATCCCAAGATATCCTATTCCTGTATACGGTGTAGTCTTATACTGTAGAGCTTATTCCCACTGAAAGGGCGATAGACCCCGATGAACAAGACCACCGTATATGATACACATAGAAGCAGGCAGACTATTTCTATGCACGTATTCTACACACGGCAAAAACTCACAGGCGGCTTATGTGAGTAACGTACTCTCTATGACAGTAGCTACCTCTGCTTGTCGTTTTTCCCTCACCTCCCCAGCGATAGCTTTGAGGACATTGATCTGGTCGGTATTCAACTCCCGCATATCGAAGATAATCTCAAACTGTGGCGGTATCCCCGATGCCGTCACTTGCACGATTTCGGTCTTGTTGATTTCCTTCCACTCAGGCAGGTATTTTTCAGCCAGCTTAATCAACATCTGGTTATCTAACCGATGCTCGTACATAGGATTACCGTCTTTATCGGTCATCACCTTCCCCGCGTTTTTCATCACCCTCGGAGTACCGACAAAGGTTCTTTTAGCTATCTCAGAGCGAATATAATCCAGAAACCGCGCTAACGCCTCATCTAAATCTTCCTGCGTGATATACCCATCTTTGACCCACGACAAATACGTATGCCGAGTGATACCCCCAGCATCCAATGCCGCCTGAATGATATTCGTCTTACTCATCGCATCCAAGAAACGATGCTTAATAAGCTCGCGTTGACTAGGGTCAATCGGGCCAAACTTCCTATTGCGTGTGGCATCCTCAGCCTCAATCGCTGGCCCCTTATACGGACTATCGCCCACAACCTAATCCTTTCTGCCCCACTATAGTCAAAAACCCAGACCGCAATTCGTGATTATCTCGAAATTGCCCCAGCATCACCGACGTGACCATAGTAGCAGGCGTCTTAATGCCCCGCATCATCATACAGAGGTGCTGCCCCGACACAACTACCGCCACATCTGGCGACTGCACGGCTTTTTCGACAGTTTCGGCAATCTGCTGCGTTAACCGCTCCTGTAGCTGTAACTGGTGTGCGTAGTTCTGCGCAATACGAGCGAACTTCGACAATCCCAGCACTTTTTCGTGTGTCAAATACCCGATAGCCACATCGCACCAAAACGGCAACAAATGATGCTCGCACAGGCTGAAAATAGGAATATCCTTGACAACCACTAGCTGGTCAGCCCTCACAGCCTCAAACGTGGTATCGCTATTTTCAGGCAAGTACCCCAGGAATTCTTGATAAAACCGCGCAACCCGCTCAGGCGTGTCTCTCAAGCCCTCGCGTGTCGAGTCTTCACCAAGCTCCTCTAATAAAATTTTTACGATTGCCGCGATCTTTACGGTGTCCAATGAAAAAATTCTTTACAAGTCCCACCTTATAAAAATTTTCTGACAGTCACCAGCGTATTTTTTTCGCCCTCTCGATGCTTCACCCAGGTATACGGAAAGTCTTGAGATAACCGCTTCATGAGCGGAGTAAAATTTTCTTCACCTGCGAGATGCGGGTGCCATTCAAAGACGATCTGTTCGATGTCAGCGTAGCCTTCTACCGCCATCAGGATTTCAAATTCGAGTCCCTCAACGTCCAACTTGATGCTATTGGCGTGAGATAAGTCCAACACTGTCCGTATATCCAGACATCCCACATAGACCGTGCGCTCATAGGGCGGTTTATCGACTAAACTATGCCAACTGGTCTTACCCTGCCCGTACACATGCAGCCTACGGCCTCTCGTTTGCGTCCCCACGACAGCAGCCAGGTAACAGCGCGTATTGTCAAGCCGCCGAATGTTCTGCATCAGCAACCCAAAGTTTTCATGTTCAGGTTCAAAGCAATATACCCCCGCCACATACGGAGCGATCTGCACCGCAAATGCACCAATATGCGCTCCGATATCTAACCACACATCCTCTCGCGCTATCCTGATATGCTCGCCATACTGCTGATTATCCGCATTTTCGGCCAGGATGTATTCATCCTCAGTGGCCGCTCGATACTGCATTAGACACCTCGCTTATTCCCATGAACCAGCACTTGAAGCTGAGGCAGCACAATAGCGTCATACCAGTGATCTTTCAAGACCTTATCTTGGAGGTTTCCCAGGTCTTCAAGCAGTTCACCGCGTGATACCACACTTTCGTGTGCCTCGACGTTACACACCTGCAAATAGAACGGTGCATCAGGATACAATCCATACAATCGCCTTGCCCACTCATAATCCGTATCATTGGCAATCACGACCTTCAGGCAATACGGTATAGCTACTTTTTCTGCCGCGAGTATCCAGCGTTCTAACTGGATGCTATTGAACTCCATATCCGAACTCGGCGGCTTGGGACTCAGCGTGATTGAATTCAACAACGTCGCCCACTGTGGAAACACCGTTCCCTGCGTCTCAATCGTCACATGGTGATTATGCGTCTGCAATAACGAGATAACCGCGCCCAGGTTCTTCTGCATGGCCGGATTGCCACCAGATAACGTCACCATGATATCTTCACCAGCAATCTCTTCGACAGCTATAAAGATTTCCATTGGCGTCATCGGTTTCCACTCACTGGAATACTCAGGTAGCACCGCATACAGCGTATCGCACCAGGAACAGCGATAGTCACAGCCACCAGTACGAATAAAAACCGTTGCTTTCCCGATGTGCATTCCTTCGCCCTGCGTAGCCTTAAAAATTTCTGACACCAGCACAATTTTTTCTTTTACTAAATGAATAGCCATACCCTTACCTTACGGAACCTGCCTATACTATAGACATATAAGCGCGACCCGTCACGTTATGCACGACTTTGACGTTTTAACCTGTTCCATTTATTTGCCTACTCACATGGCACTCACAGGCGGTATAGTTGTGCATGTGTATTGATACGTTGATTGAACTACAGGCCGTTACAATCAATGCGTACGATGATTAAAACCTTATTCTGTATCACTCAGTGTACGTCACCCACGTTTTTGCCGTTTCTGAGACCTTAACAGTGACTTTGAACTCCGCCCAGGTCGTCTTGACGATCTGATAGAAAAAATGGGCGATATTTTCAGCCGTAGGCTGCGCTACCAACCCATTCAAGTGTCTGTGGTCTACGTAGTCAGCAATATAATCGCCAAACTCGCCCAAATCCGTAAAATCCACCACCATACCATTGCCGTCCAACTGGTCAGACTCAAGCTCAACGACCACACGATAACTATGCCCATGCATCCGAGTACATTTGCTTTCGTAAGGCAGATGCAGCAGATGCGATGCTTCAAAATGGAATTCCTTGCTAATTGTATACATGCCCCATACTTCTGTACAACAGTAACGCATCCAGCACTCGCCGCACCCTCACAGGGCTATACTGGTCAAAATGCCCCAACTCAATCGCCTCTAACATCGCTGACTCATTGACTTGGAGTAGTTCATCAGGAAAATCCAACTCAGGAAAAACATCCTCCCAGGCAAGTCCCATCGTCGCAAACAGCGACCACTTCAGGAAACATGCCTGACATTTCCCACATTGCCCCAGCGTATTGCCAAAGCAGGTGCGGGAATGCCTCATCCTATCTACATCCCGCTCCTGCCAGTACCTCACGATATCTCTTTTTTCGAGTCCCAGCAAGGGCTGCACAATATGCACATCTTGCCCCATTAAGGTCAACATCGTCTGGATGTCGTTCAGAAACCGTTTGCTCTTATCTCCACCCAGCGCAGGCGACTCACCCAGCGTATTGCCAAACCATATTTCGCCCCATTGCCCAGCTTCTTCTAGCACTCGCGCAGCCTCTAAGATGATAATGGCATTGCGCCCACTTAAAATGTAGTCATGGTAGCTGATAGGTAACTGCAATTCATAGATTTCCAGCATAACGCCCGCATCTGCAAAGAGCTTTTTACAGGTTGCGATTTCTGCCCAGGCATAGCTTTGCTTCAAGTCAAAGTACATAAGACGATACCTGCAACGTGACTCTTTCGCCATCTGCGCTAGTGTCAGACTATCCATGCCACCTGATACTGGAATAGCCACGACACACGTTTCATCTAACTGGTGGCTATACCCAGCTTCAGACACCTCGCGGATATTTTTCGCAAACGAACTTTCCAACCGCTCAGAAACCAGGTCGTGATAATAGGTCAACCGATGTTTTTCAAACTCGGTCGTCATTTCCCAGGCACGTTCAATAGATTTCATTTCTGTCCCTCCTGACACGCACATCCATCGCCACGGTGTAGGCTGCTAGATGCCGTGCTTTTGCATACTGTTCGGTTTGACGATAGGTATATTCCTCGCTTAATGCCCCCATCGGATAGCCATCAACATAATGCGTGATCTGTCCAAAGCGTAGCCCCTCTAGCCAACTGGTGGCGTCAGCCGACTGTAGCGGGTAGGCATTAAACCAATGGTGATTTCTTGTACCCAACACATGAACCCACAAATACGGGTATTTCCGCGCTCGCTCATAGAGCGTTGCCAGTATACGCATTCGTATCGGCTCCGATGCCTGCCCCATGTTTCCACAACATACGCGGTCATATCGCTCTGCCAAATAATCGAAATAATCATAGTCATCAACGGCTGGATGATACACAGGAATAGGCTTCAGCCCATACCCCTCTAGCAGCTTTCTAGTGGCTGTTTTTTCAGCAGGGCTACCAATGTCAATTTCAACATAGCCCCACAGATCGTTTTCAAAGTATTGCACAAATT